GCAGGGCCGACCGTTAAGGCAACCGTGCTACTCGCAATACCCGCAAGCGGGGAACCCGAAGCAACCCACGTCGCACCAAAATCATCCGAACCTTCAAGTTGAATACTTGGAGGTGAGGTCGCAACCGCACCAAGGCTGATAAGAAGTTTGACGTTGTTGCCGGTATCAAGGGTATTGAATGTAACCGTTGTACTATTGAGCGTGTTGGGCACAAGAGTACGGTCGATCAACTGGCGAACTGGTGCCGGGTTGGTGTTGGTCTGCAGACGGTTAAGCGATCGTGTGAACGATGGCGTGGTACCACTGACAGTCTGCACGTAGCGGACGCGGTTGCCAGTTAGCGGCATCACAGGGCTATAATAGATACCCACCGCTGTGATGCGTGGGAAGTCATAAACCCGGAACCAGTTGGTACCGCCATCCATCGACTCTTCGACACCCACGTCAAGTGTTGGCGTCGTACCGGAAACAACCGTGACTGGAATGGCGACTGAGTAGGATGAACCAGCCGTTGGTGTGAAAGCAGCCGTAGTTGTGGTTGAAGTTAGTGCCGCCGATGCGATATCCGCAATGGAGTTCGGGATGCCCCAGTTTGCTGCCGTGACTGTACCGACCGTCGTGACCGTAGCGACTGTGGTAACAGTGGGGAGCGTACCACCCGAGATCACCATAGCCTGTGAGTTGGCTGTGCCGGGAGCCCGGATGCCTTGGATATAAACGGGTGTGTTGGCAAACCGCTCAACCGACAAGAACGAGATCGTCCATGTGGTGGTAGAGGCAGGTGCAGTAGTACCGTTATAATTCCAAACCCAGAGGTACAGATCGAGGTTGTCATCTGGGATGTTTTCAACCCGCGAGGCACGGGTCGTGACGTTCGGCGTGGTCGCCGTAGCGCGGAGCGTATCGGACAAGTAGCACTGGCGACCATCAAGCTCGGCCTGCAGGATCACACCGGGAGAAGCCGTGGTATTGATCGTGGCAACCGTATCAGCGTCGGCCCAACCGTTCCGCTGCGTCGTAAAGTTGACGTTGGTAGCCGTGGTGCCGGTCACAAGCATTTTGACGTGGCTGTGGCCGAACAGGGTCAGTGTGCAGCTACCCGAGGCTGGCCAACCAGCAACCGTGAAGGTAATGCTATTTGCGTCTGGGATCGAGGCGATGGCATATCGGCCGGGAACGCCTGCCGCACCGACGATCGCACCGAGGAACATGAACTGGCCGACATTCTGCGCGGTATAGCCGTGACCAACCTTCGTAACCGTGATCGACGTGGCAGAGTTGATTGTACAGGCCAGACCTTCACCGACCAGATCGCCAAGGATGACGTTTAGGTTCTGGTTAGCAATCCGCTGAGAGGCAACAATAGACACCCGCTGGCGCATCGAAGAGCGCCAAGCGACAGTCGATCGGGTCAGAAGCTCTGCGTTGACAGTCGTGCCGGTAACGATATTGAGCGCACCTGCCGCTTGGTTGTATGTCACACCCGTACCGACAGTCGGCGTAGTAAGCTGCGGAGCCATGATACTCGCGCCGACACCGCTAAACGAGCAGTTCCAGATGTCCTGACCGACTACCCGCACAGGGTTAGCGGCCAACTGATTATCCGGCGTCGAGGTGAGCTTCGTCGCCATAAGCGTCGAGAACTCAGCAAGAGTAATGGGCCCAGAGACGGGCTGCGTAGCCTGCCAGAACGTACCCGTGACAGGCGTGGATGGCATCGAGGCGATGCTAACCTTGATCCTATCAGTGCCCGAGTCGTAGCCATCAGGGCGAACAAAGATGCGGCTTGTGCCCGTGTCATAGCCATCGGTGCGAACAAGTAACTTTCCAGTTACAGCGTCATAGCCATCAGGGCGGGTGAACACCCGACCAGTCGTGACGTCAAACCCTGCCTGCGCAGCAGCATGAACACCACCGGTCTCGATGGTCTTCATAATGACGTCAGCACCAGTGGCGTCTTTGATCGTGATATTATTAGCCATTACAGGGCCCCTGTGAACAGTAGGATATTAGCTGATTGTTGGAACTGGCCGAAGTCAAACCTACCGCGCAGTATAACAGCCGCGGTCGCAGCGCTAGTGGCATTGACGCTGCCCGATGAATTAGTCTCTGTCTGCCGTACAGTTAGCACAGCCCCGAGGTCAGCATAGACCGGGGTGTAGGCGCTTGTGGTCGCCCCACTGATAGGTGTTGCACCGCGGAACCACTGCCACGTCCGTGTCGGAGTGGGCGTCCCTGTGACCGTAGCGGCCAAAGCCGAAAGCGTCAGGCCAACCTCTGCAGCACCCAAGATCGTAGGCACACCCGTAATAACAGGTGCAGCAGCTTCAGGACCGGCACCACCAGTCCTCCGCCTACGAAGAAGAGTGATATTAGTTGGCACTCGATGACCCCCGTGGGATCATTACAATAGCAAGCGCTGTACCCACCCCACCCGAGATGCTCGGCCGGACATAGGCAGCGGATGTGGTGAACTCAGACAGCTTGCCAGCCGTCGCAGTGATTGCAGCCCCCTGCAGGTCAAGCAGTGGGAACCAATTCGTCCCATCGTTAGATACCTGCATGGAAATGGTGGCACCACCAAAAGTACCAGCCACTTGTACCGCCCCTGCGAGGCCGTACTGCGCATCCATGCGCCAAGCATCAAAGGTACTGGCCGCATCAACTGCAGCCCACACAACTCGTGGCAGGCCAAGGATAGCGGTATTTAGTGCGGGGGTGACAAGGGCCATAAACTCAGTTCCTGCTCATGCGGGAGTATGTTTGCAGCAAGCCTAGTAGTAATAGGTCCTTCGCGCAAGAAGAAATCCCTCCCCACCGACCACGGCAGGGAGGGACGAGGCTCTCACGCCAACACATAAAGAGGACCACCACGCACTCTCAATGCACAATCAGCCTACTACGTCCACCCACCAGCCGCAACCTTTTTCACCTCACGTTTTTGCCCGGTCTGCGAACCGACGGCAGAAGAGATGTGCAGCGCGGCGTACTGCAGCGCCTCGGCCACGTGACTGTGCTTGTTCTTATCAATCCCGCCATTCTTAGGGTGGTAGCGGTAGCCGCCAAGCATGGCCGCTTTTAACTGTGTGCATCGGCTGTCGAGCAGAAACGCTGCATCACCGTCGGCCTGTCTCATGAGGTAGTCATCCACGGCATTGAGCCGCGCCTGCACGTTATTCGTCCGCGCAGGCATCACCTTCAACCCCTCGGCCTTAATGATGTCCACAGCCGACCGCTCGTCGGTCTGCGCCCGCTGTGTCCCGGCCGGGTCAACAATGATGATAGCCGACATCCCCGAGAACTTCTCATAGAGCATGGGCTTGAGCACTGTGCGGATGAACCGCTGCACCCCCATGTCGAAGCTCACCGCTTCGGCCAACACAAGCATGCGCCCGCGTGGGTCCTGCTGAGTGAAGACCGCTGCAGGCGTAAGGCCAAGGTCCATCCCGATCACGATCGGCCGGGTACTGTGCAAAATCGGTTTAATACCCGTCTTGCTCATGTGATATTCAGGGTTGAAATACTTATAGATCGGCGTCCCCGCACCTGACAGGCCGTACTCACCGTCGATGAAGGTGCGGATATACTCGTCACTGCGCCCCTGCACGTCGTAATAGCCGTCAGGCAGGTTCTCAATGTTCTCCGCCCGCAGGCTGCGCCCCGACGGCTGCTTGAAGACATCCCACCCGTTATCATTCGCACTGACCCCATCTTCCGGGTCGAGGTGTTCCATCTGGTAGTACCACCACGTGTCCATGACAGGCGGGTTGGTGTCAGCCCACATCCCGTGCCACGTCGGCCCACCGTCCTTCGAAGAGGGGAAGCGTCCAACACGCTTTGACATGGCGTCGATGATCTCCGAAGAGATGTCCCGGCACTCATTGAAGAAGGCAAAGGTCAGTTCGAGCGAGTTCAAGTTCGCCACGTCGTCCGCATCGTCAAGCGCCCGGAACATGATCTCACACTCGACGTCACCAACCTTAAAGAAGTATGTCTTTGTTGTGCGCATGAACCGGCCGCACTGCCCATCAGGGAACCAGTCGAGAAAGGTCTTGATGGTCGTATCGGAAAGCTGACGTACAGTCTGACGAACCACGGCGCAGCGCGTCTTGCGGATGCCTTTGGCGTTTGGAGCCTGCATAGATGCCCGGCGAATGATCTCAAAACAACTTGTCACAGACTTCCCGGAGCCCACGGGGCCCATCAAAACGCGCATTTTGGCGTCCGAAAGCATGAATTTCTTGCCTGTCGGAGGGGGTACGTAGTCGATTTGCAGCCCCATTAGTCGTCTCCATCGAGCATATTTTGGTCCTGATTGATGACTACAGGGGTCTCAATACCCCCTAAATTGATGGAAATAGTGACCCCGCCACCCCCATTTTGGGCCTCAACCGGCTCGTTTTTGGGCTCCAAACCGGCCCATTTGACCGTCGATTTGATCAAATCAGCCTTCACAGCGGCACTTACGTCCGGACTGTGGATCAATCCCCAAGATGTTGTCAGGAGTTCCTCCGCTTGGGCCCGAGCCTTGAGCTTAAAGGTCACACCTTTGGACTGGATTTCCCCGCGGTAGTCCTCCACGCGCCGCTGAAACACCGGATCAGCACCGAACTGCACGATGTCACTTGGCGTTATGTAATGTCGCTGCGCCACCTCAGCGATAGGCTCGCCACTACCCTCTAAAGTGAGCGCAATGTCGAACGCCAGCCTGTCTGTCCACTGAGTGGGGGCGTGTGCCGGAAGGTATGGCGTGGTGGGTAACATCTAAACCTCTGTAATGTGTGTCCCACCACGGTAGTCGATAAGGAGCAACCCGGCAAGGTGGGTGTTAAGTATGGCTTTTGCCCGCTTCCCATTTCCCGCGCCGCCAAGTGAGGTACTCAGCCATCTCTTCCAAAGAGAAAAACGCCCGGATATACCGAACAGGGTCGTGCGCATATTCAGGGTCAATGACGGCACCCATCGACCGCGCCCAATTACTCGGCTGAAAGCCTTTCTCTGCAGCGTAATGGTCAAAATCTTTGTACGTCCCCACCCGCAGGCCATGGCACAGCCGCTGAGGGTCGTTGTGCCACACGGGGATGTAACCGGCTGAGTGGCGGTGCCCGCAGGCCATGATGTGGTCGCGGTAGCCGAACAGTGTTTCTCTCACAAGAGCGTGTGCAGGGTTGAACTGAGACCCTCCGGGGAAGTCGTGGCGCACATGGACCTTCACATTACACCCCGCGGGCAGGTTAAGCTGCATCCGCGTCCCACCCTCATTGTGCAGACCAGCCCGGCCAAGCAGGCGGTGCATAACAGCGGTGACATCGCCCTTCTGCGTGTTCCACGAGTCATGGTTGCCATCTTCCCACAACAACCACGGTAATGATGTCATTAACCACTCAATAAGGGTCAGGGCCTGACGAGTTGTGACCTCTTGTTGAGCATATATGCCCATAAGACGGCCAACCCAGTTGTTAGTGGTGTCGCCCACATTGACGGCCATGATGCCCGGCGTCGTCTGGCAGATACCCACGTCGCGCTTGAGGTCCCCCCACGCACAGCCCGGGTCATCAATGTGAGGGTCACCGAAAAAGGCCAGTGCCACGGGCCCGTCCATATTGACCTTCACCTGCCGAAGCTTCGTAGCGTCGTGGTGGTTCGATCGGTCTTTATGTCTGCGGGTAAGCGTCTCGATCAACTCTTCGGCCGACGGCTCACCATCGTCATACTCTGCGGGGTCTACGGTGAAGAGGGGGTTTGGCTTGGGCTTATATATCTCAAGGTTTGGCTTTAGGCCGTACAGGCGCTCTGCAGCTTCCAGTCTTGAGGTGAGGGTCGCTCTTGATATCTCTAGGCGCTTGGCCGCTTCAGTCAGGGCCGATGAGTGTTTAGAGTTCCCAATGGCAAGGAACCCCTCAGCTAGGCACTCGTCCATAACGTCAATCATTCGGGCGGCAATGTCTCGGTGAAGCTTAGGATAGGCCATAGGAAACTACTCCTCGGTCACGCAGATTGAGCCTGCGGCCCTCGTATAACGCAATATATAGCTGTTTGGAAGGGCGGTTGTACTGTGGGTAGGGGGTTAAATTTTAGGTTGTTTTATTTGGGAATGCTCGGAAGGTAGGGTGTAAGTATACACGATGTTAAAAATTGGGTCGTGTTATATTCGGAATACCTACTATGGGGGGAGGGGGTCGCTCGCCAGTCCATGTACCCCCCCCTCTGCCCTCTTGCACTCGCCAAAAGGTTGCCGTCTAAGGTCGATTGACTGGTCGCAGGGGCGGCCGCGCAACCCTAGCAGGGCAAGGGATTTGACATCCCGGACCAGATGTGGTCTATTGATTGGGCCGAGGGAGACACCTCCTGAGGCAGGGGCCGGGAACGGTCCCGGCTCTTTGACATCGCTAATGAAGTGACTGACCCTGAGGGGCAGCATCATGGAGATAATCAAATGGCTCGTAAGTACATCGGTAACGTCTCAGTTCACACCAATACCAAAGGTGAGATTGTTCTGAAGCGGGATCCAGAGGGCAAGTGGAACGCCACAAGCGTTATGGCTTTGCTCTCGACGGTCCAAGAGTTGGCCAAGAAGCACAAGCTTCCGATCAACGATTACACGATCTACACGCCGGACAAGGTTGACGCCAAGGCAAAGCTTGCCCCCGTCCTCCTGTCCAACAAGTGGGGCGCACCTTTCATTGCCCTGCTGCCAGCGCTTGCAGAGGCTGACACGGCTAAACCAGCCAAGAAGCCAACCAAGCTAGCCTAAGATGGAA